ATTCTAAATTACAAGATGTAAGTTATACATTTGAACCAGTTTGTAGCAATAGACGAGTATTATCTAGTTACAATGAAAAGTATCCAATGATTGCTTGTAGAGCAGAAACAATGAGAGCTATTTCTGCAAAAAAACGTATAGGGTATTGTGCCGGTTATATAAAGAATGATCTATTATATATTCATCATTGTAATGTTGTAAAAAGATATAGAGGATTAGGAATTGAAAAAGCAATGGAACGTATAATATTTGATTATGCCGAAGGCGAAGGTGCTAAAACTATTCTATAGAAAATGGAACAAAATCTCTAATTATTTTATTTGTTTTTTCTGTGGGTTTACCTGTTATTTGTAATATTGGTCTGTCCTCCCAGCTCATATTAAACGTTGCGTGAGGAACTGTTAACCAGTCAAACCACCAAGCATCTCCAGAACGCCATCTATAAAAGAAATCATTTCCAAATATTACTCCTTGTCCTGGTTCCCAATCTCTAAGAAACACAAGAAATCGTACTGTGGTACTAGTTCTATCACTTGCTAAAACTTTTTCTTTAGAAGGTTTTCCTGGCAAATTATCTACATGCCATAATAGATTATCTGTTGGATATTGTACATTATATTTCCATGTATAGTTTTCTAGCTCAAAGTATTCAAATGCTTTTCGCATGTTAGGAAAATTATCTAATGAAATATCTTTTTCACGTTTAGGCCAAACAACTGATCTAAACATAGGTTGATCTGGATTTCCACCTAAGTCTCTAAGTTCTTTATCTTCAATTACATTTCCCTTAGAAGGTTTATTTGAGGCGTGCCCATAATTTTGTTCATTATATAGAGCATCTTTTACATACTTGTTTGCTTCGGGCCATTCTTTACTAAAGTCAAAATGAAATCGGCCTACTCGTTTAAAGTCTCCATTTGGACTATCTACTTGATATTTGTTGAAGTGGTACACTCTCTTTTCCTTTATATAATGCGGCACTTACCGTAAGTTCGTCTATTTCATAAGGTGGGTCTTTAATATAATTTATCATTTCTGGCCAGTTCCGTGTAAGCCAGTTTTCAGTATTAATTCCTTTTTGCCATGTTATGTTATTTTTCTTTGAAAACTCAGCAATGCATCTTAATTCTACATTAATTTGACGCCACATGTTTTCTTCTGTGCCATACCATTTATATGTAGGATATTGAATATGCCATCCGCCGGCTTCAAACCACCAATCAAAACATATTTGTGGAGATCTTGTAACAAGCAAAATATCAATTTCTGGTAAATTTTCTTTAATCCAATCTAACTGGTATGCAAACCAATGGCTCCTACAAAAACGTATGCAGTTATCAGCATCAGCATTTAAGTGAGCTCTATCAATTTCTGCAAATATTTCTTCTTTTGTCAACAAATGTAAGTTATCAAAACGTTCTCCACATTCGTGATATGGTCCAAAAAAAGCATGAGCATGATTACTATGATTTCCTGGATTATCTATACGCCACGGTGAAGTATCTGAACTGTCAACAATAGATGTTGATTGGCTTAACCACTTAGACATACCGGCCCATTTAGAACCCGGTGGGCCGGTTACAAAGACATATTTAATCGCCATAGTGTCGCCATTTTTTCCACCACCAGACCATACACAAAGGAAATTTTTCCTCTAATGCTTTCTCCCGGTCGTCATATAAGTAATGTGGAGCATGTGCCATTTCAGTTTTCGGTTCCTTATGCATACTAACATTACCGAACTGTTCAGTCATAGTTAATACATCATCTGGTTTCCAATCGAAACTTACAAATCCTTTATTTTCTTGTTCTTTATCGGGTGGTATAGCATTTCCAAGTCTAGCTCTGCAAATTATATAACCACCTGGTTTAGTCCAATTAATACATGCTTCTAATTGCTTGTATATTCTATCATAATCTCCAAAGTTAATGCTACCTAAAGCGAGGACTGCATCAGCACACCCCTCGCCAAAGATATTTTGTTCTACTACTTCTTCAAAAGATAGATTCAAATCAGGAGTTCCATAAACAGTAGCAGGATCAAACCCTACTATATTACGTACTTTTCCTTTAAACGGATTAGTACCACACCCTCCATCAATAATTAAATTAGGATCTAACGCATTTAATTCAGCAATTAAATTGTTACTGGTTAATTCGTGTGTCTCCCATTCCTGATGCCGATAAGGTTTTTCGTTAAAATGTTCTACTACTATATTATGATACTCCATGTTATTTCAAGAGCTCCTCTTTAACGGTTGCTTTGTAACCTAAACCTTCGTTAACAAAACGAACTGCAACTTCGAGAGCGCCTCGATTAATTAACCCTAAAACTCGTGACATAACAAGTTCTGCATCACGTCCAACAAAAGCATCATAATTGCCTAATTTTGCAATTCGCTCTTCTTGGAAGGCTGGATCATTCCATGTAGCATTGGTAATTTTAACCATGTCGTCAAGGTACTCGCTACCTTTGTTTATGAATAGACTTTTTTGTACACCATCTCTCCATAGACGAGTTAGTACATAACCATCATAAACAATACCTGCAGGCTTTCGGCCCCATCTTTCTTCAAAGACATCGTCAAAGCACATTCCTTTAAGTTGCTGATTAGGATCATCAACCCATGTTGCAGTATTGTAATTCATTTGACAATGATGAAACCAAAGTTTAACTTTGTCTAAATTATCCTGATAAACTGCATTACCACTCCAATGTTGCCATGTTTCTCGTCCAACAGATAATTCACCATTAACAAGAGCTTGTTGTCGTCCAGACTTCATACCACGTACAATGATAACTTTTTCATCAAAGCATGCCATAAACTTGTCCATATCATTAGTATATGGACATACCATTAATGCGGCCGCCCAGTGATCTGGTTCTGATCCACCACCAGCATTAAGTGCTGATTTTTGTATATCTGTATCCGGATCATAATTTGTGCTTACAGGAACAAGCATATTTCCTGGATGAATCATAACAGGAGTATATTCTCTAAAGTCATATCCGCCTACATCTTCGAGTAATGTTGCTACGGCATTACCGCCATGACTTACCATCATGTGTGTAGGGTCGTGTCGTAATTGTTTATGGAATGCTCTTAATGCTTTCTTTCCGCGATTTCCAATGACATATTTGAAATCAATTTTAGACACTGAACTTCCTGGATGGATGTTCTGATTCATGTGTTTGGCCCATAGCCATGCCCATCTTGTTGTTCCACCTGGTTTAGGCCTACCAGGAATTACTGACCACATAGTTTCAGCAACTACCGCAGTCGATATAAAAAGCATAATAGCCAATAAAAAATATTTCTTAAACATAATCTACCTTTATTTTTCTTGAAAAAAGTACCATCAATATTGCTAGTCCTATTACTACAATAACAAATGGTCTTGTTATAACTTGTTCGAAATCATACATATCATATAATGTGTACGAATATTCTTCAACTTTACTACTGAGAATAAAGCCTAATAGTATTGCTGGCCTGCTGATGCGATAATGTTTACACGCAAAGCCAACCGCCGAGAATAACAAAAATAATAATGTATCCTCCAAAATTGAACTGTAAAAATTTGTTGATATACAAGCCCACCATGTTACACAAATAATTGTAACAATAAAAACATGTTTATTAATACGCAAAATATGCGATAATGGTCCTGCTAAACATAGTGATAACATCACTGTGAATATTAAAGCAAACATATAAGAACCAAAGACTGTATTAATAAACTTCTGATCTTCCAATAAGTAAGATTCACCTATTGGAAACCCAACAAATTGCCAAAGTCCCATGATAATCATTGTCCATGTAGACCCCGGTATACCTAACAGTAAAGTAGGCAATAACGCACCTGCTTTACCTGCATTATTAACACCCTCTGGTGCTACTAATCCTTCTGGTGCTCCTTTACCAAACGGAATGTCAAACTTTCTTTTTAATTTTGTACCTATACCATATGAAAGCCATTCAGAACCCATACCTCCGTATCCTGGTAAGCATCCATAAAAGAAACCTATAGCACCGCCTAGGAAACTTTGTCTCCATAAACGGAAAGAATCTACTATGCCCTCTCTAATCTGTTGATAGTTGCTCGTCTGTTTTTCATATTTGATATTTGCCTTCCATAGCCCCCATAACTCAGGAATACAAAAGAATCCAGTGGCTATAAGTACCACACTAATACCATCATAAAAATAATCAGGATGCCCAAATGTAAATCTTGGGTTACTATATACGTCGTGTCCTATTGATCCCAATCCTACACCAAATGCTACTGCGAAAAGTCCTTTAAGAATATTACTACTGGTCAATAGACTTACTGTAAAAAAACTAAAAATAATAACACACCATATTTCCGGTATCATTAGTAGATCGACAAAATTTAAATATATAGGAAGTATTATCATAACAGGAATAACCCATATTAATCCTTGTATTCCACTTGTAGTAACTGCCAAAGCGATAGCATAAGAACTCCTACCTTTCTTAGTCATAGGAAAGCCTTCTACCATAGTCGCGGCCGCAGAGTTAGCACCTGGGACGCCTATATACACACCAGCAAAACTATCACCTATTGTACATGAAATAGCCGCCGCCATGCTGAACGCAACAAACTCGTAAGGCATTCCCCAGAAATATGTTGCAATACTGAATAATAAAATCAAGGCTTTATTAGAGCCTGATGCTGGTATGATGCCAATAAACAACCCGTACAGGGTACCTATAAAGGCCCATAAAATTATACTGTAATCCATTTATTAAATTTTTTGATTTTGCAACTCTGTGAGAGTTTGATTGGTGCTCTGTAAGAGCGTATACATGTGATGCATACAAATTTTATTTATCTCTTTTAACGGTATTCATTAAATAATTCTTCTGTTACTCGAATAAAATTATGATCACTACCAATACTCCACCCGTCAAGAGTGGTCTTTGCATTTACATGATCTAATTCACTTTTCCAATCAACTTGCATTAATACTAACTTCTGGTTTGCTGATAAAGTATACGATGGCGTTGATGCATATTCTGGAACAACATTAGTTTCGATCCAAGTTTTTGCCTCAGTTAAATCATTTACAGAATCAAATTCGTCTATATCCGTGTATACCTTGTCAGTATTCTCGAAAAAATTCTTCCCATAAATAAACACGTATGAAGTATACGACATGATTAATCACCTAAATTTGGAATTGTTTGGAGGATGTAATTACACTTGTAAAATATGTCCTCAAGGTATTTATCAGAGAGAGAAACCATTCCTTACACATTTACCGTTTAAGTTAGCGAAAGATATAATAGAGCATGCCAAAATACATGGCGCCAAATCTGTGAGCTTACAGGGCTCTGGCGAACCAATTCTTTACAAAAAGTTAAAAGAAATCATAAGTTTTTGTAAAGAACTAGGTCTAAAATCTTATATAACAACCAATTTAAGCACAAAAAACGTTCAAGAACTTGAAGAATTATTTGACGCAGGACTAACAAGTATTCGTGTTAGTTTTATTGGATATGATGCTAAGACATATAACAAATGGATGGGCCAAGATAAATTCCATGACGTGTACGATAAAGTTTGTGCCATGTACAATTATAACATATCTGTCAACTGTATTGCAATCGAAAAATACTGGTTAGATGAATATAAATCACTGTTTGATAATAAAGTTAAATTTGTTGTATGGGATAAGCATAACTGGTCAGGACAACTAAGTAAAGAAGAATCAAAAGAACCTTGTCCTAAAGTATCGTGGCCTGTTTTAAATGTAAGAGCAGGTGGATTAGATGGACATAAAGGTGCCGTTGTACCATGTTGTAATGTATTAGGACAAGATAGTAAAGCCGTGCTAGGACATTTAGATGTAAATACAATATCTAAGATATGGAACGGCAACGCATATAATAAGTTTAGAAAAAAGCACAAGGAAGGTAAAGCACATAAGATTGATGTTTGCAAAAACTGCGATCAACGAAGTGCAAGCAGGGATGCTCTACTTTATAGTAACTATGATGTAAAACAACGAGAGAATCATTCTGTATGGTTAGAGAATTATCGTTTGTCGAAATAAAAGAAATTTGGGCAAAGGATCTTTGGAACGAAAAGCACAAAATAGAAGTGTTCAAAGATGGACAATTTCAATCCCAAGAAATTAAACCAATGAGTTGTATGGTGTTTAATAATTTACAACGTCTTGATGAAAATATATTTAAATTATATACTCCTTTGTTTTTAGGGTACTATAATGACGGTATAAAGGCGGTTAATTCGGGTCATAAAACGTCTGTATTACATTACCGTACTAGAGGAGCATGGTGTGATATGGATTGCAGACGTAAAGGATACAGCCACGAGATAATAGAAGTACTAGAAGAAGATGCTAAAAAACAACATGCAGAAATGATGTGGACATTCTCAAAAACATCCAGCATTCCTTTTTATGAAAGTTGTGGCTTTGAAAAAACAGGCCAAGGTAATGACACCAATTGGTATATGTACAAATATGTTTAATGAATTTGATATTGCTAAAGGTTTTTATTTAGAAACTTCTGGTACTACTGGTAAACCCAAAACTGTATTCCACACGCCTAGTCGGTTGAAGGCTAATAACGAAGCAGGTGTAGACTCTCAAAAATTAACAAACAAGTCTAAAATTTTAACCGTATGTTCCTTAAAACATGCCGGTGGTACGACTGCTCAATCCTTACCAGCCCTAAGTATTGGTGCAGAAGTTGTAGTTAAAAAATTTAATGCCTTTACATTTTATAAAGATATAAATGGATTTACTCATACACATTTAACTCCAGGGTTTTGTAAACTATTAATGCGAAACAAAACCTGGGATAAGTTAGATTTAACAGGTGTGTGGATTACATGCGGATCTGATCCTGTATACCCAAAAGTTATGCAAGCCTTTGTCAATAAAGGTGCTACATTTATGTGTAATTGGGGCATGACGGAAGTAGGCCCGTGTGCTATTAATAGAGTATTTCAACCATATGAAAATATTGAACTACGAAACGAACCGTACTTAGGTAATAGATATTATTGTGATTGGACAATTACATATACTGATGAGTTACATGTTAAAGGCGATATAGTTTATACACCCGGGTGGTTTAAAACAGGCGACATGGCATACATGGATAATGATGGATTATGGTATAACGGTAGACATTCTGAATAGAAAAGAGTATCCTCAATTAAAAGAATTTTGTAAAGTTTGTGCTACAAAAGGATATAGAAATAATACTGATTTTGGAAGATTAAAACTTAAAAAAATGGTGCCTCCTTATGGACAATATTGGGTTGTTAAAAGAGATAATAAAATTATTTGTTTAAGTGGTTGTCATGAGTTTCCTGAAATAGATGATACTTCTTACAGAATATTATTTAGAGCAGTAGGTTTAGAAACACGTACTGGATTAAGTAGATATCATTTTAATAGTTTACCATTTTATTGGCATGTAAGACCACAAGTAGAATGGATTAAAAAACAAGGTGGAGAACGTTTCTTTATAACTACACAAACAGACGAAGGCAGTGATGTATCAGGTAAAATGTTTAGGATGGATAAAGTTATGCATTTACTTGAAAAACAAGGAATATTAAAATTAGAAACTATTCTAAAAATAGGATACACTAAAGAACATGTTTGGGAATTAAATTATAATGAATATTTGTCTAAACGATTTAATAAATACATTTAACGAAATTACTATTGGAGTATTACAATGGCAGTCACAGAAACCGTTACATTAACAAAAGATGATGGCACAACATATGCAAGTGCCGCTGAGGCAATTAATGCACTTGAATCAGCAAATACAAGTTCCGAGCTAACGGCGGCCGCCGCATACAATAGCCAAGCAACCGCAGATGGCGATATGGTACAGTCTGTAGCATTAAAAGCAGATTCTACAGGATATGTTCTTACTAGAACATGGACAGATGCAAAGTGGGCAGACTCAGCAACAATTACTACGCCAACAATAGGAAATGGCTGGTCTAAATCTTCAACAACATCATAATATAGACAAAATAAGAAAATGAAAATGAAAAATATGTACATGACATCGATAGTCATGGGTATTATGCTTATGACTATGTCAATGATAGCAAAAGCTGATGACATAAAAATAGCCGAGTTAAATTGGCAATCTGGATCAATGATAGCCAACATTGATGCCTATATTCTCAAACATGGATATGGACATAACACAAAATTAGTACCAGGTGGTATCGATGCCACTATTGCATCTATGATGGCAACTGGCTCTCCCAATGTATTTGGAGAAGCCTGGACATCATTACTAGGAGAAGATGCTACACTTAATATCCAATCAGATGATCAAGGCTCTCTTGTTCAACTAAGAGATGCGGTTGTAGTAGGTGCAGGAGAGGGTTGGTATGTACCAGACTATATTGTAGAACAATATGGATTAACTACAATTGATCAAGTACTTGCAAGACCAGACTTGTTCCCACACCCAGAAGATCCAAGCAAAGGTGGAATTGTGATTTGCCCAGAAGGTTGGAGTTGTAAGAAACACAATGAAAACTTATTCCGTGCATTTGATATGGAAGCAAAAGGTTGGAAAATTATTGACCCAGGTTCAGGTACAGGCTTGAATGCATATTGGGAAGGACAAGTTTTAAAAGAAAAAGGAGTTGTTGGTTATTATTGGGCACCTACAGTATTAGTAGGTCGTTTAGGAATGGTAAAACTTACTTCTGATATTGAATTTGATAATGCACATTGGAGTGATTGTATTGCTAAGTTAGAATGTGCTAATCCAAAACCAATGAACTGGTCAAGTGCGGCAACAGGAACTATTGTAACACCAGGTTTAGATAGTGCAGTAGTGGACTATTTAACTGCTCGTAGTTTTGACGGCAGTGTAATTACTTCTATGTTAGTTTGGGCAGATGATAATCAAGCAACCGCAGAAGATATGGCAGTTGAGTTTCTAAAGCGTCATCCAGAACTTTGGACGGCATGGGTAACACCAGACGCGGCTAGCAACATTACTGAATCGTTACAATGATATGAACTTTCCATCGTTAGATAAAGGAACTATAACTAGTTTCAAAAAATCAATCGATGCAACGTTTAGAGAATTTGCGGCAAATTGGGGAGAGTGGTTTACAGACTTACTTTCTCCATTGCAATGGTTACTAATAAACTTTGAAAAGTTATTACTAGCCACTCCTTGGTATGTTTTCCTAATTGTATTTGGTTTTATAATTTGGAAAGCAACTACCAATTGGAAAATTGTAATAGGTTTCTTGGCTAGTTTTATAGCAATAGGACTAGTAGGCATGTGGAACGATACAATGCAAACATTATCTATTGTATTTGTTTCAACATTTGTTTGTATAGTAATTGGTATTCCTACAGGAATATTAATGGCAAAGAATAATACAGCACAACGAATTATAATACCTGTGTTAGATCTGATGCAAACCATTCCAAGTTTTGTATATCTAATTCCGGTAGTAATGTTATTTGGACTAGGAAAAGTTCCAGGCTTGATAGCAATAGTTGTATTTGCTATTCCACCTGTGATTAGATTTACAAACCTTGGCTTACGTGATGTAGATCTTAATTTAGTTGAAACAGGACAAGCAATGGGATTAAAACAAAGACATATTTTAGCAGTTATAGAATTACCATTAGCACGAAATGTTATACTAGGAGGTGTAAACCAAACAGTAATGATGGCATTAGCAATGGTTGTTATTGCTAGTATGATTGGAGTACGTGGACTAGGTTCACAGGTAATGAACTCAATAGGTAACGGATATCTAGGTCTAGGAGTTATAAGTGGATTAAGCATTGTTGCATTAGCAATTATTATAGATAGAGTTATACAATCACACAATAAAAAAAATAACTATATAAAGGAGAATTGAGCATGGAAAAACAGATAAAAGATTTTACAGATGAAGAAATGCTTGACGAAGCAACACGTATATTAACAGAGGGATTTACGTTGCATTACGATCAACAATTTACTATGGGTGAGTTAGTTGAATATTGTGGTAGAATAGGTAGCACAGACGATGATATGTTGGGTTATATGCAATTTAATCCAAAAGAATATCCTGATATTTCTATCGTATCTCCAAAACCAGAGATGTTATTAGGACATTGTGATTTAGAATGGCACTCAAACGGAACAGTACATCACGTGGTTGATGGCGTATGGGAACATAAAGAATGGTTAATTTGTTTGTATTGTGTAGGTACTTGTCTAGACACAGTTTTATCATTAAGCAACAACAGAGATGCTTTTTTAGATTTGCCAGCAGATGAAAAAGCATGGTGGCGTAAAGTTGAAGTACAGTTAAACAATAACGGTGGAAGTATAATGGGACAATACTGGAACCCATCAGATAAGGCTGATGCAGGTAAGGTAGCAAGAATGGAAAAATATATCCAAGCACCAAGGCACGAAGGAGATGAACGTATGCCTGTGGTTAATGTTCATCCAATTGGCGGGCAAGAGTTTTTATATTGGCAGCCACCTTTAATCAGCAAAGCATGGCACGATGGAAAAGAAATAGAAATTGCGCCATTACAAGAAAAGTTCGATGCTGTTATTAACAGAACAAAATATATTAAAGACATTGTGTTTAGACCCGGAGACATATTAATTATGGATCAATTTTACACACTACATAGACGTTCTCCAATATTAGATAAAAATAGAGAACTATGGAGAGTAGCAATAGACTACAAAAATACTATTGACAAGTAGAAAGGTATTTACATGAGTATTAAAAAATTACAAGACTACACAGATACAGAATTAAAAGAAGCGATGTGGCAAGTAGCAACAGACGGTTACATATTACTACATGATCAAGAATTTACCAGACAAGAGCTAGTTAATGTTTGTAGACGAATAGGTGATACAAATGATTCTAATCCGAGTATGGGACACATGGAATTTAATCCAAAAGATGCGCCAGACATTGCTATAATTACAAACCAACCTACAGGCAATAATCCACATGGAATGTTTGGCCCATCAGATTTATTATACCATCATGATCAAGGAATATGTCATTTTGGTGAATTCAAAGAACTACTAACAGGACTGTATTGTGTAGGCTCATGTCCAGACACAATATTCAGTCTAATGAACACACAAATTGCATTTAATTATTTGTCTGAAGAAGAAAAAGAATGGTGGCGTGGTGTTGAAACCCGATGGAATATGAATCCACAAGGAATATATGGAACACCTGAAGAACATAATCGAACTCGTAAGTTGTTTGACGGTTATAAAATTTTTAAACATAATGAAGAAAGACAAAAAGTAATTAATATTCATCCATATACTGATAAAGAAACTATGTTATGGCAGCCTGCATTTCTTGACAAAGCCTGGTACAAAGGTGAACCAATTGACATAGAAGAATTAAAAGATAAGTTTTGGAAAGACTTATACAAAGGTAAAAACATAACTGACGTTGTTCTTAGAGACGGCGACTTTTTAATATGTGACCAATTAATTACATTACATAGACGCAGTTGGGTTAAAAGTGATGATAGAATACTTTGGAGGACAGCTTTTGACTATACTAATATACTCGGCCCTAATAAATTTTATGATCCTAACATAGAAAACCTAAAAGTAATCAAATAATGCTAAAGCAAACTCAAAAACCACTCAGCGACGATCAAATATTTTTGAGTTCATCAACAGAGCAAATTACTTGGGGCGAATTACACGCTAACCTCAATGCTAAAATAGAAAGACTAAAAGAACACGGTATAGGCCCACATGTTGTTTTTGTAGTAGCAGAAGACCAAGTTACAATAGATGATTATTTGTGGATACTTGCTAGTATTAAAAATGGTGGCTCAGCAACCCAGGCCGATGCTAGACAATCTAAAATGGAATTAGATGGGTTAATAGCAGGATCTAAAGCAGTATGTAAAATACAAAGCAATAAGATCACTATGCTAACAGACGATATGACACCTTCTATACTACATCCTTTAGAAGTTTATAGAGGCATGACAAGTGGTACTACGGTTAAAGAGTTTTTTGAAATGTATCCTTTCTTTTGGGATTACGAAGATCATGAGGAAGCCATTGTAGACGGAGAAACATTATTAGGTTGTACAGCACAGGCATCAACCAATCATTTGTTTGCAATAGCACCAGAATTTAAAGAAGATAAAAGACCTAATATATTATGTACGGCAGGATTTACAGCAACGTACAATCCATATAACTTATTAAGAATATACTTAATAGGAGGAAGTATACATTTTTTAAATTACGGTGATAACATACCTGAGCAAATACAAAAAGCAAACCCAAACTGTTGTATATCATATCCTAATGCTATTAAGAAAATTGTTGACGAATGTCCAGATGACTTTAATTGGAGTGGAATTGATTATTGGGAATGTTCGGGCGGCCATACTTCAGAAGTAATAATTAGAAGTATTGAAAAGAAGTTTAAATTTAAATGTATCTACAACATGATGGCAAGTACTGAAGCAGACTGTCATTCGAGAGCAGAATTTAGACCCGGTGATCCAATAGAAAACTTTTACGGATTTAAGCATAGAATTTATAACGGTGATTTAAAATTAGACGAACAAGGAGTACTTTGGTACAAGTACGGAACACGTGATTGGCAAACTGACGGTGATAAATTTGACGATAAAGACGGTGTATGGTTTTACAAAGGAAGAGTGTTTGATGATGTTATCTTTATGAAAGGCGGAGTTAAAGTTTATACCGGTTTAGTAGAAGCATTAGCTCTTGAGGTTCCTGATGTTGAAAATGTTGCTAGTTGTTCTAAAGATGAAATCCATTACTTAATATATACAGGAAAAGCATTTATTGGTGATATTGCTAAACATTATATGGACAACGCCCAAGAGTCAAAAAGACCACATGACATATATCACGTATCTGAACACTTGTATTTCTCCGGAGATAACAAGTTATCAAAAAGTAAATTGCCAGGTATTATTTTAAATAGTCATCCTCCACATATTATATCTAAAGTTAATATAAAGGATCATTCTAAAGTATGAGAGTTGAAGATGCTTTGTTTATAAGAAAGTCAACTAGGGCTTTCCTAAAAGATCCCGTTGATATGTCAATTATAACTAATATACTTGAACAAGCCAAACTGTCACCTAGTGGAGATAATCATCAACCATGGCAAGTAGCAGTATTAACAGGTAAAGCAAAAGATAACCTATGTAGCAAGTTAGAAGAAGCATTTAGATCAGGCAAAGAGCCAGCCATGGATTATGAATATTATCCTCAAAATAAAAAGTCAGAAAAAGAAACTAAATGGTTTAGTTCATATAAAGAAAACAGAAAGGCTTGTGGCTTAGCATTATATTCTCAGTTAGGAATTACTAGAGAAATGAAAAAAGAGAAAGATGATTTATATGCTAAAAATTATCGAGGGTTTGACGCCCCAGTTATACTCATCTTTTTTATTGACAAAGATTTAGGAAAAGGTTCCTATGTAGACTATGGTATATTTTTACAATCTATTATGTTACTTACTGTTGAAAAAGGACTAGCATCTTGCCCTCAAGGATCATTAGGTGAATATGCTGATATTGTAAGACAAGAACTTCCAGAGTATAAAGACAAAATTGTATTATGTGGAATGAGTATTGGATATGAAGATGACGCCAACGTAATTAATAAGTATAGAACAGGAAGACAAGACATTAATAACATAGTAAAATATTATGACTAAGAAATGGTTAGATGAAGTATATGGAAAAACTAATAGCGAGTTATACGATAACTGGGTAAATTATAATGAACAAGTTATCGAAGAACTAGGCTGGAAATGTCATATACTAGCATCTGAATGGATTACTAATAATTTTAAACATGGTACAGAAGTAGCAGACATAGGATGTGGAAATGGACAAGTTGGATTTGGAATCAATCAAGGATTATATTTAATAGATGGATATGATGTTAATCAGAAAATGCTTGATAGATTCATAGCAAAAAATTATAGATCAAAACAACTACATGATATAACTCAATCACCTCTACCAAAACAGTATGATTGTATCACAGCCATTGGTGTACTTACACAAGGACATGTTGATGCAAGTGCATCTAAGAATCTTGCAGATAGTTTAACAGATGAAGGATTATTATTTTGCAGTATGTCTAAACATAATTTAGAAACTATTCTAAAAAAAGGATACACTGGTGATTGGTTCTTTGATGGTGGGTGGAATTCTCAAAAGAATTTAGAAGTAGTCAGTATAAAACATGTACACAGCCTAACTACACCAGAAGGCGAAAAGCAATATCATGACATAATTATATGGAAGAACGCTCACTTTTAAACACCGTTATTGCTATTCGTTCAGTTTCTATATTTTCTATTGAATGTTCTATACTAATATCTAATTTGTGCCACTTTTTTTCTGGTATGCATGTTCTATAAATTTCTTTATCATTTTTCCACCATACAGTTTCAACATTATCTCCACCTAATTGTAGTAAATAATTATAACACGATGATCTATTATAATCTATATGTCTAGGTATATTAGGTTGTAACACTTGATATCTAAAACAAGTACATTCTGGAAATAATGGTTTTAGAAAATCTGTTAATTCATCTTCGCAAAAATAAATTCCGTAGTTTTCTTTATTTCCTACCCAAGTATTTTCTTTTAATTTTATTGATTCGGTATCTAAAAAACACGGCGGATCCGGTAAATCTAAAAACTCAATCATTATCTCTTATCTCTACTAGATGCTTTATAGTGTCATATACATGTTTTTTATATTGTTCGTCTGTGCCATTAAACAAATCTCGTATAGTTGCATCTTTGTTATCTTCTAATTTTTTAGCATACGGAGTAAGATAATTAGGACGAAAATCTGCTAGTTTTAAGTATGCTGGAAACATTGCTACTGTATTTAAATAATGCTCTACTACCTTTTCTATATTATATGGTATAATTTCTTCTATTCTAGCATTAGGAAATTTTGCTTGTATTTTTGATTTTGTTGCATGTACTGGATACATTATATACTTGCCACTTTCCATTATTTCTAACCCACCACGTTCTATAAACAGTTTTTCAAATAGCGGATAATATTCTTCTATATCATTATAGTAAGGTTCAATAACATTAAACAACGGCGGTAGCATTTTGCCATTGACTATTCTATCAAAATGATTTGGAGCAATTCGACGACGTGATATTGAATATTCATTAACTTCCGTATCCATTGGCGTTAATCCGTTTTCTTTGCAAGAATACCAATATACACTACTATCTGTAGATGCTAAGTGTCTACCCCACCAATGCCCTCTAGCACCTTGTTCAAATGCTATAAATAAAAATTTATCATGTTCTAGCAAAGATTTCTTCTGCATCTTTTACAATCTTTTTTTGTATGTTAAATGCTGAATAAGGAAACAGCCAGGGAATAAATGTATGTATTAATGCTAGGAAAAATGCTAACAACGTTAACAAAGTAAACTTTCCGGCATACATAAAATGCTCAATATATGTTGAATTAACTTCTTCTAAATGGTCTTTATCTATCATGAGTTTCCAAAATGCTTACTGTGTCATAAACTTCTTCGTAACTTTTATCAAAAATGCTATACTTTAAAATAATTCTTTCCTCGGGATGTGCTTTAACTCCATGTCTTGGTTGTGTATTAATAAGAGCACATTTATAATATATTTCATCAACGCCTTCAAAAATAATTGGCCCATATTCTTCTGATAATACTATGTTAATAGCACACAAAGTACCTTTATCTTGATGGAATAGTAATTCTTTATTTGCTAATTGCCTATAAAATCTAGGGCGAATATCATTACTTTTTGTTAAAGTTTTTAATTGGATATATAATCTTTTGATCTCTGGTGTGTTATCCATTTCTTGAAGTCGCATCTCTGAAGGTGTGAGAGGGTTAGTAATAAGTCCTCGCGGGAAGTCATCTCCAAACATCCTAGTGTCAAAAGTTATTGTCTCCATTTCTTTCAAAATCAGTTCTTTATTAAAAGATAATTCTATGTGTGTTAAAAATTTATTCATCATAAGTTTTTATAATTAAATGCAAGCCTATATAACATTCTATCACCTTTAACTTCATTTCGCATATGATAACTATAGAATTGATCACTAAAAACTAAATCGCCTTTTTGCCAATGATGGTGATACATATACTTTTCTTGGTATAAATGTTCTTCTAACTTATTAAGTAATGCCTTCATACTTTCCATAGAAAATTCTTCTTTTGTATCTTTATTGCGGAATTTTCGCATGAACCGATTACCAATATAAATTGCTTCTTCCTGCTTCCACCAATTAGGAACTGTTCTATGTGGATGAGTAACAATTACAGGCTTCCAACTAGGTTTCATGGGACTGACATTTCTTTTGTTACCGCCAACATTACCTTTAAACACTTCTATTAATTCTTCGTCGCCATCAGTAAATTCGTATATCGAATCATCAGGATCAAATTTTACCCAATATTCATATTTTTTAGATTCTATTTTTAATTCTTCTGGTAAATCTTTATATGCTTGTTTACTATCTAAAAAACTTGTAACAGAATCAATGCCGGGCTCAATGCAATACAAGGCAACGATTGCTTCATTAACATGACGCCAATGTCGTAAGTATCCATTATTATGCCATAGTAATTCTGCCTCAGGAAACAAACCAATCTTTTTGCCATTTTCTTTTCTATTTGTTACTCTAAATATTTCAGGATAATCTGGATGCATAAAATAGACGTCAGCAAGGCCCGGAGCATATATCTTACCAATTGTTTTACAACCATCAATAAGTTCTCTTTCAGTTAATTGTTGATTTTTTAAAATTCCAACAATTTCGTTACCTAATTCTTTACCTATTGTTTTCCAATCTAAAGTTGTATATTCTTTCATATTAAAATCTTCTGTTTTAAATCATCGGACATTTCATCTATATATACACCAGCAAGTAAAACAGTTCGTTGAGCGGGTCCATTTATAATTCTATGTGGCCATCCTGTATTAAAAAAGTAACATTTATTGTTTTCCATTTTATATTGCTCAACGCCTTGTTTTGTTTTCCATTCAATTTTAGCATCGCCATGTTCAGCACATATTTGTATTCGGCCAATAGCACTTGTATCAGTATCAATATGCCATTCCAAGTAATGTTCTGGAGGGCAAATTGCAATGCGAGATCTATAGACATTTGCAAAATTATCTTCTAGCCATGTTTTTATATTATTAATAGGCTTCTCAATATCCCAATTAAAATAATTTGTTTCCTCTACTTCTTCTAATGGATTATCGTATATATTACATTTCTGTAAAAGAACTTGTTTATAATTAGTAGTTGATTTGTCAAATAGGTCATCATTAACATTATACGGCCATTGTTTTCCTATTGTTTTTTTTAGTCTATGAAATGTATCTGTTAAATCGCAATACTTACTAACTTGATAATCTTCAGTACCTAAATGATCTATTGCATGGTCTCTACTTACTGTTTTTATATCCTCAATAACATTATTTGGTACATCAAATATTTCAACCAAACGCTTTACTTGATGGCGTCGCGGCCCTCTGTTACCTCTAACACGGGCTCTTTTAGTTGCATTTATAGGATTTCCTTTTTCGTTTTGTCTCATAATTTAACCAATCTTATTATCCATGATGTAGGATCCCATTCCCACCATTTTTTACCTAAACGCCAGTTATTAGGATCGTGATGATGATTGTTATGCCAGCCTTCACCGAATGTTAAAATATTTGTTATAGGATTATTATAACTTTTATCTCTAGTTTTATAATTACGATAACCCCAGGAATGCCCGACTGCATTAACCCAACCCATTCCATGAAATGCCATTACTCCCGGTACACAATATCCAAATATAACACCTAGTGAACCAAAAAATAATAACAATAGTATGACATATAATAATATAATTATCCACCACATTTTATGGCAAAACATTACATGTGGCTTTTTTAATAAGTCTTTAATGTATTTACGTTCTATTTGTACATCGCCCCAGTTATGTACATATGCATTTAAAAAACCTATTTGCATAGGACCATGTGGGTCGCCTGTTCGATCTACGTATATATGATGAAGTCTATGCACACCTACCCATCCAAGAGGACTGCCAGCAGTAGATAAACAACTGACATAGGTTGCTAGTTGTTCAAACCACAAAGGACATTTAAATGATTGATGGCATAATAAACGATGGAGACCTGTGCTAACACCTATTGATGCTATAACTCCCCAAACTAGGTAAGCAATTAGCCAGTAAGACAACTGGCCGTATAATAATGCGGGTATTATTGCGATATGATTAATAACATGGAATATTTTTAATTTATTGTTGTCACTGATTCCCACTTATTTTTAAACTCCGTAAGCTCTCGTTTTGAGAGGCCAAATTCTTTACACAATAATTTTTCTGCTTCTTTAACACTTTCCTCTGATATATCTGGTTGCTCATACCAGTCAGTTATATAGTCATCCCATTCATCCATATAGTTGCCGAAAATTGCTTTAGTAAGTTCGGCCTCTCCTCTAGATAATTTAACTGCCTCTTGCTGGTAATCTTCATATGCTTCACAAATAACAGGAAACTTGGGTTTAACTAACTTATACATTGCATTAGCATATTCTTGTATCTCCCATTGTGCATGACTATCTGCTCGAAGACGAATCATATGTAAAAAGTTTTTCACATTGCATTTCCAATATGCTTCTGTGTAATTAGAAACCGGAAGAACCGCCCTTGCTAGTTCTCTTGCTAAGTCGTGTTCTAAGAGTTCTTCATATTTTTCATATGCTAGTTTTGAACTTGTTTTGAAATCCCAATGCAATTTGCCTTGGATATCGTCTAACGGTTTGCCCCGTCCTTGGTTATTAACTTTACTTTGTGATTCGAATGTTTCTGGAATATAAAATTCATTACTCATAATAGAGTATCTACCACTATACTCGTTAACACTGGCAGTACGATGACGTATAAGTTGTCGCATAACGAATATGGGCAATTTAATGTGGAATTTAACTTCGCACATTTCAAAAGGAGTAGTGTGTTCATGACGCATTAAATAACGTATTAGGTTTCTATCTGTATTTACAGTTTTAGTACCATCACCATAACTAACACGAGCGGCTTGAACAACAGAATCGTCTGTCCCCATAACATCTATAAGGCGTACAAAGCCGTGGTCTAAAACATTAATCTGTTGTTGTTTTTTCTTCATCTTGCCAAATTGTGGTATTTGTTGATTGTAAGTCATTCTTGAATTTTTTCATATCCAATATAACTTCTACTTCTTTAGTATTACTTTGGAATTGTCTTACTTCTTCTCTTTCGAAGAATTCAACAGTACTCTTGCAATTAAAGTCTTTTGGGTATATAACCCTCTTACTACCATCATTTAATGATATCTTAATCACACGAATATACTGCAATGGGGGCAATACTTGATTTGCTTTATTAATGATAATCCGATCAATATCGCGGTGTCTTTTAGTAATCACTAAGCATTAGCCTTCTTTGATCTGCCTTTCTTAGGCTTTAAAGAAGGATCCATCTCATATGCCTGTTCCTTAAGATTTTCAACTTCCTTCATCATTGTTTCTGCTTGTTGTAGGAAGTTTTTTGCAAGATCTTCGTTTTGTAATACTTCACCGACTTTCTCTTGACCTGGCAAAGGAATGTTAGGAGTAATACTATCTACTATTGCTTTTGCCGGTTCCTTTTTAGGAGCCTTGTCGTCACTAGTATAAACATCAAAACCTAGACTTCGGAGTTGTTCATTTAACTCTGCTAGTTTAATTGTTTGTTCTGGCGCCGGTAGCATTATAACATTGTTGGTTGGTTGTTTTACTAACCATCCTTTATTGTGTAATGCGGTAAGCATATTTGAACCATCAATAAATGAATTACGTTCAAGATACTTATAAAATTCTACTGTTTCTTGTGCCGTGGAATTTTCAACTGCCTGCATTACACCATCATGAAAACGATCTGGTAATGCATCGGTGTCTATAACTAAACACTCTGTTGGATTGTCTGGTAATTCCCTAAATGCAACGACACAACGACGGTCCGTATTTGCAATACGCCCGACGTGTTTTAAAAATTTAGCCATGTTAGCCTCTTTTTAACTAGGGTTAGTGTCTTCTACAACCTCAACTGGTTCGGTTGGGGGTTGTTCTTCTGGAGGTGTGTCTGGTGCTCCTTGTTGAGCTTCATCAGCCTTTTTTTGATTGTCTTCTATCTCGGCCAAGAATGCAGTTACTTTATCATACACCTCACCAACTGCTTTTAATTCGCCTGCTTGAAAAGCACCTCTGGTGCTTGCAATTTCTATAACTTGTTTTATTAAGTTAATATCATCTACGTGTAGTCCTGCCATATTTCCTTTTATTTTATTATACTTATTCCTCGTAATGTGCAGTGATTCCAAATGGTGCTTCTGCTCTTTGATTATCATGAATAATAAAAACCGTATCGCAGTAATCTGGATCTCCCCAGGCCCCACATGGATAACCATCTGTAAACATTACAAATTGTTCTGGGCAAATGTCGTTTTCTTTCATGTATTCCCAATTACACATGAACTCGGTTCCGCCACCGCCTATTGCTTCGTAGTTCATAAAATCATCCAAGTTATCTTGAGTAAATTCTTGCATGTTATAAACTTCTGTATCGAAGCACCATACTCGAATTCTAAAATCCAAGTACTGTTCCATAATTCCTTTTATTTCACTAAAGAAGTCTCGTTGTTGTTCATGTGAAATAGACCCACTCAAGTCAATTGCTAAATCAACTTCAAGCAACTCACCGTTATTCATGCCTGGTATAATTGCATTAGTTTGTTGTGATTTTCTAGAAGGTCTCATAAATGTATAATCACTTTTAATAGAACTTTCAATTTGACAACGAATTAGATCTCTCCAATTCATTTTTGGTTCTGTCCATTCTTTAATCATTCGTTCAATGCCTGCTGGGCAGTTACCTGCTCCGGCATTGTCTGCGGCACTTATAATTGCCTCTTTAAGTTCGTCCTTAATCTGTTGTTTCTCTTGGTCTGTAAGTGGACCCGGCTTACCTGATCCTTGTCCTTGTCCTCCACCTTCTTCACCTTCCTTGTCCCCTGTTGCAAATCCTCCCTCTTCTTTACCGTCTTCACCTTCACCAAATCCGCTTCCTGGTCCCATGTGATCATCTAATGTATCAAGCTCTCCGTTTTGTGGTTCCCTACACTTAAATTTTTCTTTTAATTGCTCGTACACTTCATGTGAAGTAAGTCCTTGGTATTTCCAATCAAGTAAAATTTTAACAGTGGTAATAGGAGTAAATCCATCTTCGGTGAGTTGTATGTTTATTACATAATCACCTGCGGCATTGTAAAGTTGGTGGTCATAATCATAATCAGCTCTGGCTCCAAAGTGGTCATATACACAATGTAATACTTCGTGTCCACAAAGGAAAAGTACTTCGTTGTCGTCTAAGCGATCAACAAAATCTGCATTGTAATAAAATTTACGTCCATCAGTTCCTGCGGTTGGACACCATTTGGCTTCTTCCAATTTTAATCTAGTAACCAAATTACCAAAAAATGGCTTGTTAAGGAGCAACCTAACACGAGCCATTGTAAGTCTTTCTAAAGCCGGTTTCCCGCCATTTTTAAGTGGCTTATCTTCCCAACCAAACTTTTGACTTGGTACTGTTCCGTCTACTTCGTAACTTCCTGGAACTGTTTTGTTCGGTGCTAATGTTGTATTCAATATTGCCATTTTGTCTCCTGAAATTAGTTCTAATTTCTTATTCATCATACAACTATTATACTATCTATGGTAGAAAAGGTCAACCTGTTTGTTCAGAAAAATACAGTTTAAGCATTACAAATACTTGGGGATCTCTTACAACTATTGTATCTTTGAATACATTATCGTAATCTAACTTATTTATCCCGTAATTTTTAAGCCATTTTGTAACCTTTATTGTATTTGCATCCGGTGTGCATTTAACATATTGATTGGCTTTCCAGGCCTTAGTGACCCAATCTTTTTTATATTCTTGGATCTCGCTTGGAGTTGGTAAATTATCTCCCCATATGTGTTTGCATCTTTCCTTACCATAAATGCGATAAATGGTATTTCTACATCTTCCCCATTTATCTTTTCTTGTTGCACTTATCCATTGTTTTCTGTATGTTTTATCTTCTTTATTCCACATTCATTTGTTTTCGGATATTTGTTGCTGAAATTGCTTCGGTCTCTTTATCCAAAAATTCCTCTTCAATTTTATACCCAACACCTCTACCATATGTAATATGCATAATATTAGGTACTGCCATTACTTCAAATTTACCTTCGTATTCTGCTAACGCCTCTTTAATATAACCAATCCGTTGTGCTACTGTAAAAGGGTTGCTATCTGTGCCATCTTGCTCTCGTAACATAATTATTACTTGACCAGTTTTTGAAAGGGCCCGTTTAAAAAGCTCTTGATGCCCTTGATGCCAGGGTTGAAATCTTCCAAGCATTTGTGTAGTTGGTCTTGTCCAATCCATGTTGTTATCCTTATGTTATATTGTGTGGGGGGTTGAAACATTTGGTTGGTATCCTCATAGATACCTTTTTTGGCTGTATCCATCCAAATCTTAAAATCGACACCTAATTGGTCTCTAGTTATGTCTAATGGACAGATAAAATCTAAAATACCATATTCAATTTTTTTATATCGATTAACTTGTCGTAATCTTCCCTCTTCGGAAAAATCCCAATCATTATTATATTCTCTTATTGTGTCGGCATTATAATGTGGCACCATAAAATGATATGCTAGTTCTCTTGCTAATGTAGTTTTGCCTGTATTGTTTATTCCAAATATTAAAATTTTCATACTTTTTATTTATATAAACAGTGAAAGGAGGATGCACAAAGTACATCCTCCTCAGGAGACAGCCGGAGTGGCGCCCGGCTACGCTTCGATAATTAACTTACCGAACCGTTCAAAAAATTCTTTAAAGTTTGACAACTTCCTGTGATCGAATGGTAGTCCGTAACTCTTAAGTGCCATCCTTGCACCAAATATAGTCATCTCAGTATTGAAGTTGTCCATCATAAACTGGATAAAGTTTCCTGCTTTTACATGCCACTCATCCATTTTCTTTTCCTTCTGTGCAGTTTCGCAGGACTCTTTAAGTTCGTAACACATACCGGTTGTCAATGCATACTGTCCGGAAGTTTCAATGTTAGCACCTGACTTAACCTTGCCATCCAAAATGTCTTGTGGAAGTGGCAAGTGAGCTTTTTGATTTCTGTGAGTTTGAAACTTAGTTGCAACCCCTTCTCCAACACAACCGGATACCATGTCCATTTCGAGTGACCTGTCGCTCTCTTCGGCGTTTTCAGTATCACTGTCATACATGAGTTCACTTACAAAAGACCAACTACGTGGAGTTGGAAATGCTTTAGTATCAGCCGCCGGATTAAAATCATACAAGTCCTTCTTTTGGAACTGCAAATACCCAATAACGTCTGGGTGAATTTGGTTTTCTACTGCCCAGTCAAACCAGCAAGTAAAGTCAACCTTAATTTCCAAGTGGATGAAACGGTTTGCCAACGGCTTTGGCATTCGGTAAGTAACCCCTTTATCAGTTTCGCGGTTCCCTGCCGCAATTAAAAGTACATTGTCTGGTAACTTGTAGGATCCAATTTTTCTGTCCAAAATCAACTGGTAAGCCGCCGCCTGTACACTCGGAGCCGCTCCGTTAACTTCATCTAAAAATACTATTGCGGTGGACTTAGGATCGGTTGGAAGTTCTGCTGGTGGTGCCCATTCCATTTTGCCAGTTTTGGCATTGTAAAAAGGCATACCTTTAATATCGGTAGGTTCCCAAAGTGGTAAGCGAATGTCTACAACATCTCGTTTTAAAAGTGCCCCTAGCATTCTAACTAAATCGGATTTGCCAATTCCTGGTGCACCCCAAAGCATGAGTGGACGTTTAATTCTAAACGCCTTCTTAGCAATTTGCTCTGCTTGCTTCAGTGTTACTGTCCTTGTGTCTATTGCTACTGCCATTTTGTCTCCTTAGTTAAAATTAATGCCACTTAATTAACTTAATATAATAATTATACGCTCTTGACTCCAAAAGGTCAACCTCTTTTTGCATTAAATTCTCTATCCCAACGATCCCAATGCTTATGATTGTTGTCTAAAACTCGATTAGTTCGGATAATGTATGCCATGTTCTTATCCATCATTCTGTCACTTATTGGGGATTTTTCAAGCCCTTGCAGAAGCATAGTTTCTTCAACTTTTTCTGCTTTTCTTGTTTGTGCTTTTACGTATTGTATAAAAGTTAAATCCGCCATCTTGTCTCCTTGAAAAGTTAACTTATTAACTTAATTTACAACTATTATACTATCTGCTTATAAAAAGGTCAACCGGTAAATATAGAAAATTAGGATATTATGGCAGAAATTTTATTAAATAAATGGACTTTAGCAACTGTACGGGTAATCTATCATATACCTGATTACATACATATTCTTAACGAATTTGCATGGCAAACAGAAGACGAGATACCCGATTATCCCAGAATTCAAAGGTTTTTAAATTATTGGGATAAACATATCGACGGACCGATTAAAGATGTTTACATATATGACCACGACGCATTGCGAGGTACTGTTAGACATGTTGATCGTAGGTTTAAGTTAAACTAAATTTTAGCATTACACCATGCATTTATATCTCCATCATATAGTTTGAGATCAAATACATCGGTAGCACCAAACATTGTTATTTCACGCCGTGTTAAGTAATACGGCCAATATAGATTTCTATCTAATAAAATTAGATTCTTACCTTTAACTTCATTTTTGATTTTTATTGTTGACGAGTCGTAAAGTCTTTTACAGACTTTATAGCCATAAGGGGTTAGGCGTAAACCCGAGCCATTTGGCCTATAATTGTCGAATATAAGTCGAGGTTTGGGGGGTTCGATATGGTCCTCTAGGACACGAATGTCTTCGAGGACTTTAATCTGAATTTGATGAGGCTCAACTTTGTTGTGAGCATGGGCAGTCGCATTTGCAATCATCTTTATGTGGACCGCCTACAGTACACTCACATATGTCGCACTTACATTCTGGGCAACATTTTTCCATATTTTATTTCCCGTTAATAACGTCTGCTTCTTGCAGGGCCTGTGCTTCATTAATTTCTGGATCGTCTTTCTCTTTAAACCAATAATCGGTTGTTTTCGCTAAGACCGCTACATAAGCACCTAACAAAATATTCAATAAGTCTCGTGCTTCTTGTGGTAATGTAGCGAAAAACAATAATCCAACTAATCCTAAAAAGGTTAAAACGATTATCATTGATAGCGAGTATCTAGCAAACCAGTTCCGACTTCGTCTGCTTTCTAAATTATCATGTTTTTTTGTAGTACTATCCACCATTTCTTCTGCCATAATATTTTTTCTATTATTGTTATAATATCATTATTTATTAATTAAATCGCCCCAAGTTGGTTGATCCTTAGTGGGTTCAACCAATGGCGGTGCTTTTTCAACTTTCATTGGAATTTCAATGTTGTTACTTTTATTATCTGATGTTGTTGCATTATCGCCTCCAAGGTTGATATATGCTTTCTTTACTTCGTCGCCCATTGAACCATTTAGTATACATTTCTTACTAAGTTCTGCTATATAAACATCAGATGTACCTTCAAGGGTAAATTTTGAATAATCTTCTTGGCATGGGTAATCTGTTCGTATAGCATCGGTTACACATGAACAATGGTTCATTCCTAAGAATGGTTGTATAGGTGCTCCCCAAGAGGTTATGCTTTGTTTATTCATGGCTTTAAAACATTCATTCACCATAAATGTTACTGGACCTGAACTCCAATTCAGGGGATACTGACATTTTTTATCCTTACCATCAGCAAGGATTGGCACCATTAAGAAACATAATAGTGCCGTAATCCATCTAGCGACTTTTACCTGGAGGTTGTAACTTTCCTTGTTTGTCATATAATTCGCCTGCTCGTATTTCCAATTTTCTCAACGTAACTTTAACATTTTTGTTAAGTTTATCTCTTACTATTAAGAGATTTATTGTTTCGCCTACCTTCTTTTTTCGTACAACGTTTGTTAAATCTTCTTGACGGTTGACTGCATTTCCATCTACACCTATTATTATATCAAAGTATTGGAGACCTTCTGGCATTTCGCCTAAAGGTGCAATCATACATCCAAAAATATCTGGAACAGTAATATTAGCCTCTTTAACTTCAGGCATCTCTCTTACTGTATCTAAATTTAATGGATTTAGATTAACTAATCGAACGCCAATGTATGCTCGTACAAATTCTTTACCTTCTTTAATAACATCAACAATTTCTCTTGCATCATCTTTACGTATCGACAATGCCATGCCTATATTTGTTTTAGGTTGTATTGGCGACGGATTAATTATCATCGCATTAACACCAATAACCTTCCCTGCTGTATTAACTAAAGGTCCTCCTGAGTTACCATGATTTATTGCTACATCGGTTTGAAGTAATCGAACATAAGGTGATCTTATAATTCTTTCTGTATTACTTACAATACCTTTTGATACAGACCAAACCATGCCAAATGGATGACCTACTGCAAATACATCCATACCATCCCATAATTCTTCTTCGGACCATTCTAAGTAAGGTAATGGTTTTTTACGTTTTGGTATGTGTATTACTGCTAAATCCGATAATGGATCTTTACCAATAATTTCAACTTTATAAATATTCCAATCGTCTTTGTCATAAAATGCAAGTTTTAATTCATCTGCATTATGTATGCAATGATAATTGGTTACTATATGTCTTTTTTCATTAATAACAAATCCACTACACATACCAGATCCTTCTGGATTGCGTACAGAAAGGTTATTATTGCTCTTCATTAGTATAAAGACGGTAGCCGCCTTTACACGGTCTACTATTTCTTTATTGAGACCTGCCCATGCGATTGAAGCAACACAGAGGGCAAGTGCCACTGTGGTTAGTTTTTTCACTCATATCTCCTACTCGTGTCCTCGATTAAGGTACCGAACATGTTCGTTAACTTGTTCGCCACATCGTGTTAGACTGTACTTTCCGCAGAATTTCATAAAGTGAATTCCAACCATGGGAACCTTTTTTGGTTCAACCTCGTTGATACATCCTTCCAATGCTTCTCTTATGTTTTTGGGTTGGTTGGTCAAGTCTATCAATTGTTTGTTTTCTAAATAAGCGTCTATTACTTTACGCTCGTTATTGTCATGGTCAACCCAACGTTGTAACATTAAGTTATTCCATGCAAATCCTTTGCTATTTCTATCGTCAAAAGCCTCTAATAGCCCAATTTGTTTTTTCGTACTCTTTGTACGTACACCTGGGTAGGCTGATTTAACATTATCAGATGAATCGCCTCTCATACATTTTTCGAATAATAACCATTCAGGATCAGGTGTATCTTTAAGTTTATTTCCTTTATCATCAAAATAACCTTCCAATTTAATAAGGTTATTTGTTATACCGTTGTATATTTCAACATTAGGATTAATTAATTGTAAATAATCACTATCACTGCTTACGATAACATGTTTTTTATCTGGAAACTTTTGTGCCCAAGCCGCAATTAAATCGTCTGCTTCCATTTCGGGATGGTGCAATACAGTACAATTTGATTTACTTTTAAAAAATTCTAATGTATCGTCCAATGCATCAAAAAGCATCTGTACTTCTCGTAATTCTTTAGTTGATGCTTGTGCTTGTAATTCTTTGCGGTTTGCTTTATATATTGGATATACTGTTTTACGCCAACTTCGTCCTTCCGACGCAATAATAACATGTCCGCCAAACTTCTTGCTGACATAATTTATACTGGAAAATAGAATATGTAAACACATACCTATTTTTGTTTCAACATCTGGTCCTCTTGACACATGTTTTGCTCTATGAAACATGTTATGTAAATCTACAAGAATGTAATCAGTCATATTATTATCCGTTTGCATAAATTGATCGACAAAGTTCTGTTAACCATTCATCAATTATTTCCTCGTCATTACCTTCGAACCCATGTTCTTTAAGGTATCTAACAAAGTCATTATTCCAATCTAATTCAATAAAACCTTTACTTGGGTCATCCGGGTTAAGATTTAAATCTATAACTTTAACCCACGGTTCACCTTTTTTATCCGCCTGTAATTTTTCTTTTGCTAAATCAGCATCCATTATTGGAGCCGGCAAAACTTTAGGCTTATCCTTTTTCTTTTTAAAAATATCTTTAAGTCCCATTGTCTACGTTCCCCATGCATTGCCAAAAAGCCCTACATGTAGTCGAGGACTGAACTTAAAGCCATTTGCTAAACTTACATCAGCAACCTGTCGTTCAGTCAGGTTTAATGTTTCTTGTGTACCCCCTACTGGCATAAGATATACTGGAGTACTACTTGGTAGTTTATATTCGTTAAGTGCTTTTTTAACATCATATAAACATTGTTCGTCTTGGACAACGAATTTAAAAAACAATTCGCTATTCTTAACCTTTCCATACATATTTACCACATCTGGTCTAATGGCTTTATCCCAAGGTTCACCGCTAATGCTTAGTTTTGCTGAACAGGCAAATGTTGTATAGAAGTTAGAGTTTTCAAGAAATTCTATAAATTGAGGTCTTAATTTTTGAGTTCCGTTTGTTTCAAACGTAATATGTTTTAAATCTTTTAACTTTTCATCACTGAGTAATTCTGGAAGTTGTTTTTGCCACATAAGTGGTTCTCCTCCAGTAATAACTAGATGTATATTTTCCCATTGTTTAGTTGGTGTAATGTCGATTAGTCGTTTTGCAACTAATGATGCTTCTTCGTAGGTTGTTAAATGCATGTATTCTTTTGCCCAAGTGGCACTAGAATCACAACCTATTGCTGGTACTGGTAAGTCATTAAATGATTTGTATTCTTTTATCTTTGGATCAATTCGATGAGGCATCCATTCTTTTTTAATCCAGTTATTTGGATCCCTGCCCTGTCCAAATCCTCTACATTCAAAGTTACAACCAAATAATCGCATAAAAACACTTGGTGTTCCTATCCATTTGCCTTCGCCTTGAATACTATAAAAAATCTCGCTGAATCGTATCATGCATTATTTCGTTAATAAGATTGTTTAATGTGATATTTCTGCTATGAGCTTGCTTTGTTAAGTATAACAGATTTATATCCGAAAGGTCAATCTCTATTTTGCTGGTGTTTGAACCAATAAGAAATTCTGAAGTATGTTGATCGTACATTATTTCGCCTTCGGATGTTATGTTATTTGCGTTAATTGTAGTCGCTTGTTCCATGCCTTCCTTTTCTTTTTTTAGTTTTGCTTTTTCCTCTTCTTCACGTTGAAGTTCAGGTAATCTTTCCTTGTACCACCAGTCTGCGGTGCTTCCCATTCTTTGTTCCTTATAAAGAATAGATAGCCCAAAGGCTGAGCGCCAGGACGCCCACCTGGGCCCCCAGACTACCTAAAATCGTTATGGATTCCTTGTCACTGAATATGCAAGTGCTCCATCGGGATAGTTTCGAATACCATTGTCATATTGCTTACGGCGTTCTATTTCTTCTCCTATTTCTTCACGAAATTTTAATTCCTGTTCACACCATTCTTTTACTTGTTTTATTTCTGTGGTGTTTAAATTTTTAATATCAATTGCCGTCATACTAAAACCCCATTGCCTTTTCTTCGGCTTTAGAATAGTAATCGTGTACTTCTGGGTCTGCTTCTACTTCTTCTTTGCCGTCTTCTTGTATTAGTATTTTATCAAGAGATCGAGTAGTTTCACACAAATCACTTTTAGCATCAAAATTGATACAGTCTTCGTCGTCCCAATCATAACAGTCAGCGGCATCATCACATGCTTCTTGCCATGTTTCCGCATCGTAGTATGTTTCTAATTCTATCGGTCCGACATCTTCTTCTTCGTCGTCATAAAGCCCTGAGGCTTCCCATATAAACCTTACTCTAACCATTGTTTTTTTCTACATGATGTTTATGCAAATATGTAAAATCTCGTTCTAATTCTGCTAGTCTTAATCTGAGATGTACTATTTGATTTTCAAGTTTTTCAACTTCGGCTTTCGTAGCCCACTTTCTATTTAGTGATGTGACTTTATCTTGGTATAATTTATGTACGTCCTCTGGCCGAGGAGTTGGTTTGCTGAAGAATCCTTTTTTCATGATGGAAACCTCACTCCTTTTTCTTCCATTGCTTCATGAATAATATCCCTTATACCTTGTAAAGTTTCGTCAACTTCTTTAAAATCATGATTATCATATTTAATCCAATCACGGCATTGTTGATCAATATCCCATGCAATTAATGCCCAGTCCATTGCTTTAGATGCAACATTAAATTGTTCTTCATCTTCAGGTAAATTAAATGTTAGTTTTGCTTTCATGATCCACCGAACCCTTTCATGCCATTTAATAATGATAGAAACTCTTGTTTAATATGTGGGAATTCTCTAAAGTCGCCTCGCATTACCGAAGTTGTCATATCACTTTCGTGTTCTTTAACACCTCTATGAGTTAAACACATATGTTCTGCTTTAACAATAAGTGCAATACTTTCTGCGCCTGTTTCTTCTTGTATAACATCTGCAATTTGAACAGTCATTTCCTCTTGTATTTGCGGTCTGCTTGCAATCCAATCTACCAGTCTATTAAACTTGCTTAATCCGATAACATTTTTTGCTGGCTTAATACCAACCCATGCATTACCAACAATTGGTTGAAAGTGATGGGCACAAGTACTTCGTATTCGTATTGGACCTGTTATATATAATTCGTCGTAATCATTAATATTTGGAAATGCAGTTATATCTGGTTTAGGTTCGTATCTACCAGCAAAGATTTCACGTACCATCATTTTTGCTACCCGCTTTGCAGTTTCTTGAGTATTATGATCGTTTTCTGTATCTATTTTTAATGCTTCTAGAACTTTTTGAAAATGTTTTTCAACATCACGTTGCATTTTATTAAGTTCTTTATCTGTTACACTGACTGTTTCGTTACATCTAGCCATTTATCCATTCCTTTATAGTGTTAAGTGTTTGCTCGTCTTCTATTGATTTTACAATTGGTGTACCATCGCCTTGTCGATGAGTGCCTTGTCGTGTTATTTTAAATTCTACATGCTTAACACCGAGGTTATTGCATATTTGTTTAACCTTAGGAATTTGGTGCCAATTATGCTCCCATACTAAAAAATCCCAATGGGCATATCCACCGGCATTACAATATGATGTTAAGTTATTCCAAATATTATCCCAACTAGTTCCATATCTGTAAATATGATTTGTGTCTTCTAATCCGTCTATAGAAAATACAATTTTTAAATGAATATTAGCAATTCGTTTATAAAACTCCGGGCTTCTAAGACTTCCGTTTGTGTTAATTTTTAAATGAAGTCTCTGACATACATATTCAATGAGCTCCTCAATATCTGGATGCATCATTGGGTCTCCTCTAGTACCACAAAATACAATAGATTTGATACCAGGAAAATATTCAATAGCATTATCAATACATTGTTTAATTTTAATAGTTGGTGTATGAATAAGTTTAAGATCTTGACGTGCTTTTCTTGTATTATTATCTGTGCGATTACACCCCGAACATCCTGCGTTACAATGTGAAGTAATTCCAAGTTCAAGTGATTGAAGAGACCTTTTTGTTGTTAGTAATTTGGATCGATTCCTTTTCCCCTTTTGGTAGTCCAAATCCATGTTTTTCAACTTCGATTTACTACAATTCCTTTTACATATCCATGAACATTTTGTTTCATCATCCCAATGTTCATAATTAAAATGTGTCGTAAATGCATCGTGATTGAATACTTCATCAAATGATTTATTTTGTAGAGAATTCCAATCTTTATCTAATACATTTAAAAATTCATCCCGGACTGCTTTTCCTCCGCTCTCAGTTTTGTTATAGGAATTGCTAACAAACGGACACGGCCATAAACGTAAGTTCTCGTCTATTTTTACTAAGTTCCGTGTCTTGCATTCTGGGCTCATATATATTATAACATCTTTCTTTACTCTTGTAAAGATATATTTCGTGCTTCAAATGGTGCATCGGATTCTTCAGAACAATATTCTTTACAAAGTGGCGAACATTTACTATTATTCCAATGTCTATCATTAAAATGTGTCGTAAATGCTTTATGTTTTAGAATCTCTTCTAATGTATGTGTATTTAGAGAATTCCAATCTTTTGGGAGAGAATCAACATAATCATCTCCAGTTTTCCCTTGTCCTTCGGCATTAGCAGTATCATAATAGCAACACGGCCATGCTCTTAAATTTTCGTCGACTTGAATCTCTCCTTCGTCAATTATTTGGCACTTAATACTCAATCATTTTCTCCACTGCTTTTTTAATATCTTTACCAATTGGCGTACAATACGAATTGCCTAAGGATACTATTTTGAAACCAACTTCTTCAATACCAAGTTCTTTTGCTTCTTTTTTTACTCTTGGAATTTGGTGCCAGTTGTGAGACCAAACCAAAAAGTCCCAGTCTACCCAACCATCTGCTTTACAAAATGTAGTGAAGTTTTCCCATATTGCATCAAAGTCTAAACCTATTCTATACATGTGATTAGTATCTTTAAACCCATCTATTGAAAATATAATGTTACAATTAGGTCCGTGCTTTTCTGCTATACGTTTATAAAAATCAGGATTACGAAGACTGCCGTTGGTGTTTATACCAACTTTTCGGTGAGAACAAACTGCATCTATTAGATACTCAATATCTGGATGCATCATTGGGTCGCCACGTTCGCCACAAAATCTAATGTACTCAACGCCAGGAAAGTAATCGTTTTTTTCAAATACTTTTACTAACTTCCTGGCATTAATATGAGTTGGCGTTAACCACGGCCATGCTTGTTGAACATCTTCATCTGTGCGAGGACAACTAGGACAGGCGGCATTGCAATATGTTGTTATACCAAAATCTATCCATTTTTTTTGTTTGTTCCAATCAACCATGTTAATATTTAGGTACACTTACATTATTTCTGTACCTATTTCCGCCTCTCCAATATGGCGAACTGCTTGGCTTAGCAAACTTTGGAAGTTCAAGTACATCAACAGTTCTATCGATAGTTTTGTTTTGATAATCGCTTACTTTACCAACCCATTTGGGCGGAATATCATAACTTAGTAAATTCTCAAGTTTACTTGTTGCATCGTCTAGACTCCATGGTATATACATTTGTTCTGCATTATTTGCAAATACTTCTGGAAAAGATCTATAAGCAGGAAACAATGTCATTGCTCCGAGTGTATCTGCTTCACTAACTGTATTGCTTACCCAATCTTGTAATGCACAATTAAATAGTACTTTTGAATTTGCTAATATATCGTAATACTCGTCTTTTTTAAGATTGTCGTATATTTTTATTATACCAACTTTTTCTAATTCTTTAGCACGTTGTAAAAGTTTTGGATCATTACTACGTAATGGACCTCCACAACAAATTGCAAACTCGGGTAATTCTGGTGGCTCCGCTTCTTCACTGTATAAGCCTTTTTCAGTAGACCATCTTTCTGCTAAGTCCATATAAAAATTTGGTTGTTTCTCTTGGTCCCAGCGAGCCGCAAATACTATTCTATTTGCTCTTTCACGCATAAAATAAGGACGAGCACCTGTTCGTAAACTTACTTCTTCTTTACCGTATGGTAAGCCAGTTACAAATGTTTCTGTTCTCCATCCTGCTATTTTAATATGTGCAACCATTTCTTCGCTTGCACAAAGAACACCATCGACAAATTCACTAACCATTTGTTCATACTTGCTCATCCAATCATACATACCCCAAACATGTACAAAATCATCAGGATCAATTGTTTGTGCAAGACATCTTACATAAACTCTTGGTCTTAATTCGTTGGGAATTTGATTCATGATGTATGGTAATGATTCAATTCCGGGTTGGAACATATCTTCAAAAAATATTACACTATCATTGTCGACCTGACCTTCTCGCATCATTTTAACCAAACTCATCATTTGGCTCATAGCAAAGTATGAACGCCCGTGGGCGTCTAATACTTGTCCTGTTACTATTGCTTTGGAATTATCTAGTGTTTCACCGGGAACAATTACGTATTCAAGACTACGTTTTTTAAATACTCGTTCGTTCCAGTCTTGGAGTTGTAGGGTATACCTACCTTCATAGGGCTCGAGACCCATGTAAAATAATTTATTCATAATGCCTTTATTTGCCTTGTACCTTGGTTGGAGAAACCTCATTGTATTCGACCCGACAGCCGTTTTCTCCATCCTCTGATACTTCAATTACTAAGTTGCGACCTGGATACTTATTTTTAATATATGCGGCCAAGTCATCTGACATCATTTCGCATGATTTATAATCGAGTTGTATAGTTCCTTCTGAATATAGTGATTCTAGTTCACGTTTAAACAAAATAAACTCTACTTCTCTATCGTCATGCCAAACCTGTAACTCTACTCTAAAATGAAATATATGTCTGTGTTCGTTTGCGAGAAATTCTACGCCTGGTAAATCAACAGCACCCGGATACTTGTGGATGCCTTCTTTACGAAATGTTACCCATATGTATCGTTTGTCCATATAATACATTACTTTTTTTCAAGATCGATGTCAAAGTGTTTTGCAAAACCTTGTGCAATTTGATATATTTCCCATAATTTCCAATCCAGTGCTTCGATTGTTTTCATGAGTTTTTGTTTTTCGTTTATAGTCAGGGCACCTTCTGATAAATCATCTATACCTTCATCAGTTTCTGGATCATCGATTAATCTAATTTTTTTAGCCATATTTCCTTTTAGTTGTTAAGTGGTTTATCATTGGCAAACTGATCCCATGTAGTTAGGTTATCAGTAGTTAGAACGTCTTTCAAATCAAAGCACCAAATGCCTTTATTTGTTTGACGGTTTATAGACATGTCGTCTATTTTTATATTGAAGTTCTTATTCTCTGTATTTATATTTGGTATTGGAATGCTTAATTGTGGAATAAAAAGTTCGTGTATCCACAATTCTTTCATTTCTTGTTTTAAGTAATTAATATCCAATTCATAAAAATTTATTGATACTGCTAAGTTGTTATCAATACATGCTTTAGTCATATTATACCATCCAGTCATTAAATGGCTGTATGAATGATTAGCACCTAAATATACATGCATTGCTTTATGACTTAATGCAGTATTAACAATTTCGCTTGGATCTTGTACTCCAATAACAAATAATGTTTTAAGTCCTTTTGCTTTAGTATTTTCTATTTCAATGCCAGTAAAGAATTTTGGTTCAGTTTCCGGCCAGTCGTGTGTAAGTCTAGTCATATATTATTATAACACAGATTTCCAATAATAGTCAAGTGTTTTTTTGTTTTTTTATTATGTTGAAATTTCTAAAGCAATAATGGTTTGTTCTAAACTTAAATATATGTTTAGGCATAGGTTCTACTTCAAGCCAATTTGCAAAATTAGTAAATTCCTTATAATTGCTTTTAAGTATTATCTCATTATAATTAAAATCAAATAAGTCTATATTATTGCTAGGTTGAGTGTTGGCGCCTATATATTCGCGGTGAATAGTCTCATGTTCACGAGGTCCATTTTTAACAGTATCTAATTGTTGACAGTATACCATGGTTTCGTCATCTTCTGTAAACACCCTAATAACCTTATTACTTGGTCCAAGTTGACTTTGATTTAATTCCTTAACCGAAACATGACATTGTTGTATTGAAAATAAAGATGGATCAAGCCATTCTTGCAATTTAAGTCCTTTAAATATGTAATCATTGTTTTTGACATTTTTATTTATTAACTCGGTTAAATTTGATTCTGGCGAAGTATTATCTTCAAAAGCACATTGTATGCCAACGTATCCATTAAACTTATCTATTAAAATGGTTTCCCACCCTGATTGATTGTTACAACTATTAAAATAAAAAGATGCTAATGAAATTATAAAATGAGCACCACAACCACCTTGTTGGGTTAATATCACAACCTTATTATGTTCTTTGGGATAGGACGTCATTAATACCCGTTACAAATTTTTTCGCGGCACGTTGATATCTTGGTTTATCGTGTGTACGTAATATTGAAAAAAATGTTGGATTCTGCTTATCACCTTTTGCTAAGTGATCACGTATTTGAGTAGTTAGATCTTTGTTTTCTTTGTAATCATTTATAAACTCACCAATTTCAGATTGTATTGTTGGATCATATTCGTTTGGACTTAGGTAATAATTTTTCTTGCCTGCATGATATCCTGGTAATGCTTTATTTTGTCCTGTTGAAACCGGATCACCTACTCCGACTGTTTGTCTAGTTTTATCAAGTCGTCTTGCAGATTTTCTTTCATACCTATCTTTTTTAGAATAAACTAAACCTATTGATTTATCTTGTACAAAATGCATTAGTTCGTGACCCAAATCATATTTCATAAGTGTCATCATGCCCGCAATATCATCCTTAATATCTTCTATATTATCTTCTTCATCTGGATCTTCTAAAGGAGTGTCAAATGTGTATTGTGGCAAGTATGCATTTATTGATGCCCATTCCGGATCGTATTCCATTTTTACTGCCGCTTTGGGAAGCTCTTTGGTAACGATAAAAAGTAGTTGATCAAAGTCGGGTTCTGGTTCTGGATACCCATCTGGCCAATCAACTATAATCTCTTCGAATGAGGCTTTACTTGAAGCACCTTTGTTTATTATTTTACTATCTTTTACAAACGGCACACCATACTTTTTCATCATTGCTTTGGCCGCTCTTTTATGTTGCGGATACTCGGCATGAGCATGAAAGTAATAACTTAATATGTATTTTGTCATTACCTTATCAAATTTCTCATATACTGATGGCGGATATTTAATAAGTTTTTCTAGTAATAAATCATTCAATTGCATAGTTATATTTATTTGGTATCCCTTGTCTAGCATGAATGTAAGGAATATAACTAAGTTGCGAAGTTATATACATCATAGATGTTATAATAATTATGTAATAGAATAAACACTCTTTCATTTTGTTTGTTCCTTTTGAAATTCTGCTAGTATAACGAGAAGACGTTCATATTGTTTTGGTGTTAGTTTTCTTAACTTTTCAATACTTGCTCCATCGAATCCCATCTTGTACATTTCACTATGACCTATTGCTTTCATACTGTTTGTTCTAGTTCTTCAAGTTGATCATCATGCTCGTCAAATGCTTCGCTATCATTATCAGTACCAGCATCTTCTGTATCAAATAAATTTGTAAATGTTGTTGCTGAACTTTTACGTAATCTACCCTTACTAAATTCAGATAAGAACGGAGTTGCTTTTTCAATTACATCCATTGGTGTTTGACTACGAAATACTTCTTTAGCAAGTTCTACAAAGTATATTACATTACGTGGAACCCAAGTGTCATACTCGTCCTGTCCTTTTTTAACTTTAGACCATTGTGTAACTGGCGGTTGGTGTAATGAGCATGCCATATCCGCTAATGCATTTGCTCGTTGTACACTTTCAATATGTTGATACACGTTGTGTCCCATTTGTAAAAAATACGAAAAAGAGTCCCAACTTGATTTACCCTCTTTACCTAGTTTATTTAAATCTCCAGGTTTATACCAGCAAACATCGCCCATTGTCATACGTTCTGCTATTGGACTATTCCAAGGTAATGGAATTTTACTACCACTTAATCGCTTATCGTCAATCATTTTATCCATGATATAACTATTACGATCATTTCTATGTACATGTTGTGTGTACATTTGTCCATGTGCGGTTGCAATAAACGGACTTGCACAATCATATGTAACAGTAAAATCTTCGTTAATAGTACTTCTTATTTCACGTTGTAGTGCAGTAAGAGCAACACCAAATTCTAACTTGGATGAACCTAAAAAGTGCATTAAATCACGTTCGCCCTTTTCAAGTAATTTTTCGTCACGTAAATTAATAAGCCTGCGTAATATCAATTTAAAGTCTTGCATGTTATTACCGCCCATTCCCCAACCTTCAAATGGAAGATTTTTAACTTCGTTATACCAAATATCTGCTTCTACATTATCGGAGCCTTGTAAAACATTTAAAAATTTTGTTTGATGTTTTCGATGCTTCATGAAGAAAGCATTATTATATATTGTGCCGTCTAAACAATCTCGAAAACTATTCAATCCTGTTCTAGCATTTAATGGAGGCCTGGCGGCCCAAGTAGGTATGTCTAGTATCATTGAATAATCGGCAGTATGTTCTAACCAATTAAGTAGTTTGGTTCTAACTGTATCAGCACTACCTTCATAAAATTTATCCCAATCAAATTTAATAATACCTTTGGCAATTTGAAAGCCACCGCTATCGCCTATTATAAGTGTATTATTTCGATCACGTTTTTGTACCATACTTTCACTAATATCGCTTTTTGCAATATCTAGTTGAGCATGTCCTGCTGAATATAAAGCCCATTTATACTTAAAGTATCCTTTATCAGCATTTAAAAAATTCATACCTTCAATACCATTTTCAAACTCTACTGGTATTCTATCCTTAGGTACATATTCTTCGTGTTGTTGTTTGGATATAAATGCATTATAGAAACCACTTATGCTTGGTAAAAATACTGCATAATCGTTATTAGATTCTGTTAGGTTTTGTAAGGTCTTTGTCATGTTTTAATCTTTCTCCAACAATTCTATCATAGTAGCCTTTGTCCCAATATGAGTAATAATTTGTTTTGTTTTGTAACCATGTAGCCTTTTGATTAAGATCACTTAATGTTTGTATAAGGATCATTGCTAAACCTGGATTACCGTGTGTTAACCCAGCAATGTATCCTTCGCTATCGTCTGGATGTGATGGATACAAATATAAGTCTTGTTTGATTGCAAAGTCTTGCCATTTTTCGCAAAACTCATCTAACTGTTTTGATGTAAACTCTTTAGAATCAGTAACACATAATACAAGTTTTTTATGTGGTGGATAATTTTTAATGTAGCCTTCAGCAACTACGAGCGTATTTTTGCCATGTTTTACAAACTCAACCTCGCCCTTATCTAAGCCTATCCGAGCAAAAGGACACATCGGCATGCCCCCCATCTCGGGATTTGATTTAGTAACATGCTCTACTAATTCATCTAATTTTTTATCAATATTTTTCATTTACTCATCGCCGGTAATATATAGTCGTAGTTTGCTAAACCACTATCGATAGTAATTTGCAATGCACCTTTGTCGCTAAGTTTCATTACACAATTACCACTCATACCAAGTTTAAGAATACCTATAACTTGATTTAATGGCCATGACCAAGTTTGTGTAAGTGTACCTTCAACATTATTTGCAAAGATACGTTTACCAAAATGTCCACTACCATCAGCAGTACCTAATGTAAATACTAAATTTTTATTATCAGTACTTGCACTAAATGTCGGTTCTACTGTTCCGTAAATAGTTGCAACTTGAGCAAGCTCACTTACTTTTGGTTTTGTTGGTGTTACTGTTACATCCCAAGAAGCACCTTTAAACTTGACTGTTCGAAGTTGTTGATTTACAATTTCTTTGCTCATAAATCTATACTGATCTGTATTACCATATTGGTCTTCGAAAGTTAAACTCTCTGGAACTTCTTCACCATTCATATTACGAGTTTTTACTTGTATATCGGTGTCTGCTTCTTGATAATTATTTAGGCCTAATACGCCATTTAAAAACGTTAAGTTACCTAATCCAAATTCACCATTGAATTCACTTATGTTACTGTGAGTTGTTGCGTTTAAGATCACAGTTCTATCAGGATCCATTGCTTCAATTATAGTTGCTTTATCGTCTGAAGTGACTTTTGCAGATTCAATGAAACCAAGTCCTGCTGTATGCTTTACTATATCCAGAATTATATCTTTCATATTTGCCTTTATTAGAATGTTTACTTAAACATTATAACATGTTATGATGCTAAATGTCAAGTGTTTTAACAGAATAATCTATTCTGTTGAAGTCGTATGGACGACCTCGTGGGTTACTTAAAAAGTGTATACCATGCTCTTTTTCTTCCATAACATCATGCGAATGTCCGCTAATCCAATACTTAATTTTACTTGAGTATTTTTTTGCTATTGGCATAAATTTAGCATTACCATATAAACCATTTCTTACCTTTGGTCCGGGGTAATGAGTTGTACACATGGTTGGGTGTGCTACGACATGAGTAACAACTATTATTTTTTTCACTTTATCGTAAATGTTTTTGATTTGTTGTTCTAATTCGATTGCATCTTTTTTTGCAAGATATGTAAAAAAATGGCGAAGTATTTCTGTATCAATTTTAAACCCTTCTCGTAGTTTCCAATCCTCTAAACATTCTTCCGGGTCAGTTCCATCAAATGTATAATCCCACCAGCCATTACAACCAACAATACCAACATCACCTATTATGTTTTCTTGCATTGGAATATAATGTACATTTTCTAATACACCTATACAATCTATTAAATCTTCTTTTACTGCTTCTACATTTAATCTGTTTGGTTGAAACTCGTGATTACCATCAACAAAATACACATCTTTATATATGTTACCTAAACGTATAAGGCTTGTATATACATCATTCTCGTCGCCAGTTTCAATATAATCTGAAATGTCGCCGGCAATTAAAATATAATCACTTTTTCGTGTAGTAGTCCAGTTCCATCTTTGCTCGGGTTGCCAAGTATCTACATGTAAATCGGATACAAAGTCTATCTTCATATTGTTAAAATTTTGATATAAACCGTGATATTGGTTGTACAAATGGAAGTAATGCCACTGCCATTACTGTATTAACTCCTGTATGTATAAGAGCTACCTGTCGTGTAATGCCCGTAGGCATTCCATCACTAACTAATATCCCTGCGATCCATACTGTACCTGTTGTGCCTACGTTTGCTCCTAGTATTGCGGCTACTGCTGAGGGCAACGGCAATGTTCCTGAAGCGACAAGTCCTATAACTGCTGTTGTTGTAAGGGATGATGATTGCCAAAGAAGTGTACAAACAATAGATCCAACAAACATATAATAAGGGTTCCCTAAAAACCATTCAAGTTGTTCTAAGCGACCCATTGACTTCATTCCACCTGAGAACAGTTTTAATCCTATGTAAAATACTACCAAACCGATGAGGGTTTGCATAACAGGATTATTAAATTCCATAAAATTTTTACTCCATTTCTTATATTTCCACAAATCGTAGAGCTTTCTATGTTCCTTCTTCATCCAGGTATTTATGTACCTACGATCAATAAAGCAACTATCCAGCCTGCCATTCCGTATCGCATATCAGACCATGACCATTTATGGGGTGGGTTTTTGGAATCCCAAAATTCTTTTGCCACTGTAATAACTAAGCCTGATATAAGCAATGGTTTCCACCATACTGCTAATGTGGTAACACTAAATGCCCAAAAGAAATGTAATTGTTGTTCTTGGTATTTGTATAGCAATTGATCTAACTTATCTAAAAATTTTTTCAATAATAGCCTTTTCCGGGGATAATATGTCTAACGCCTCCTCTGGGATTTTCCATGTCCCCTTCATATCTTGGTATTAAATGCATATGCATGTGGAAAATTGTTTGTCCAGCATATGCACCAATATTTATACCAACATTCCATCCGTCGCATTCTACTGTTTCTTTATACTCATTTGCTAACATATGCATAAATTCTAAATCGTATTTGGTTAAATCAAACCAACTTTCTACGTGCTTGTCAGGTATAATTAATGCATGTCCTGGAGATACAGGATACTGATCTTTTATTAAAAAGCAGGTTTGAAATTCCTTTTCAAATCCTCGTATAATTCTATCTTCGGGTAGGTTACAAAATAAACAATCGTTCATGTGTTATCCTCTACAAATAGTTTAAAAATCTCATATTCACTCTGCATTTTAGGATTAAATTCTATATTTAAAGTGTCACATAACTCTTCAAAATTTATATTCATCATATCTACAATTATACAAGTATTATGATTTATAAAATGATTATTGTAAAGTTCAGCGTTTGATGGTTGATGCATCAGTACTTGGTTATGCACTTCGTTTCTATATTCATTATATCTATCAAGAGGAAGCAATTCCTTCCACGATCCGTGATATAGTGCTTGTAACTGCCAAAAATATAATACTCCTTGTTCTTTAAGTAATTCGTCAGCTCTGTTAAGATGTCTGGTAAGCATTTCATCTTTATATTCCGTATCTTTAAAATGATGATCATTACAATGGAACCACATGCTTTCACGAATCTGACTTGCATTAAACTCTCTTTTAAAATAAACATTTAACCAGAGATCAGTCATTAAGTCAGCATCTTCCATATATGTGTATATTTTAGTTAAACCATCACAAATCCATTCAGTTTTATGCTCCCATTGACCGTAGGCATTACCTACTACACCGAAATTATATTTTGTAAAACTTTTAACATGAGCAGTTAATTCATTTACATTGCGTTTTTCGTCC